ATCTGTGCGTGGATTGGCTGTACCGCGCGGCGGCCAGCGCGCACTGCCTGGAGGGCAAGAGCTACCCGGATATTGTGGCGGAGCTGCGGGCGATGGGCATGCAGGTTGATGCTGAAGCGCTGCGAAAAGCGGTGGATCGATGGGTGAAAAAAGCGGTTGAAATAAAAGTATGACTTAAAGTGCTAAAAATAAATTTCGTTTTTGCGTCCGAAATGTCCGGAATGTCCGGCAAGTGGGTTGAATGTCCGTTTTCAATATGGTATTTTTATAATGAAAATGTTATGTAGTTACGTAAGGCGTCCGTTTCGGACGTCTTTTTTTTATACCCTTTTTTCGGGAGGGGGTGGAGAGGATGAAGCAATGCGAACACACATTCCGCTGGGCGCGGGATGCGTGCCCGGCCTGCAACGGGCTGGACACAGCGTGCGAGGACTATGAGCCAAGCGGGCCGGAGCGCGAGCGGCGGGAAGCCTGGGCGGACACCGGGCAGACCGGCAAGGGCAAGAAGTTGACGATCAAGGAACGGGCGCAGGATAGATGAAAGGAGAAAGACATGTGCGAAGCAGTACGGGCCGCGGGGCTTTGGATCGCGGCGCTGACCGATATGCAGATCAAAGCGTTGCTTGTGGCGGCGATCATGAGCGTTTTTTCGGTGTGGTGCTTTAGCAGTGAGATCAAGCACCAGAACCAGATGATTGCGGAGCTGAAGAAGACGATCGAGGAGGACATGAATGGCGAAGAAAAGTGAGAAGACGGCGGAACAGGCGGCCGAAGAAAAGGCCCTGCTTGCGGCCAAAGCGCTGGAACGATACCACAAGAAGGTGGCAGCGGGCCAGTGCACACACTGCGGGCGAAAGACCGACGGAGAGCATCGCCTGTGCCAGGTGTGCCGCGCGAAGCAAGAGGCGCGGGCGCGCCGCGGCAAGCCGGACGCACTGGATCTGGCGGTTCGCGAGGTGATGCGGGTGAACGAGGAACGGCGGCAGCGTGGCCAGCCAGAGCTGAGCTACGGACAGTGGGCGATCAGCAGCTGGGCGGCAGAGTATGCGCTGCGGCAGGCGCGGGAGGCAGCGGCCAAGCGGGCACGGGAGAAGCGCCGGCAGGCGGAAGCGGAACGCGACGATGTGACCGCGTGACTACCTTTATATAGTAAGAGACCCTTCAAGGCAGCCGAAAATGAGGCTGCCTGGGGGAGCTAGTATACCCGTTATCTTCCGTACGCTAAGACCGGGGATAAGCAAAAAACACGGGCGGCGTGGCCAATAGAAGCCGTGAAAGGAGGGGCAGGCGTGGCAGGCACAGGGAGAACAAGATACATCCGGGAGCAGATCACGGAGTGCGGGAAGTATTACCGCGAGGTGGATATCTTCCCTGTGACCGAGCAGCAGCACCACGCCGGGCCGCGGGCGAAGAAGCGAACGGCGAGCAGCCTGGCACAACAGAACTCCAACGCGGCGCGTAGCCTGCGCCTGTTTGTGCAAAAGCTGAACTGCAACTTCGACCGGCGGGGATTCCATGCCGTGTTGAGCTATGACGACTTCCACCTCCCATCCGATGAGAGCGAGGCAGACAAGGACCTGCGGAACTACCTGCGGCGGCTACAGGCGTGGTGCCGCCGGCAGGGCTGGGTGGACAAGCTGAAGTGGATGGCCGTGACCGAACACCAGGAAGCGGACTCGAAGCAGGGCCTCAAAGAGGTGCGCTTCCATCATCACCTTGTGATCCAGATGGACGGGCTGACGCGGGGCGAGCGGGAAAAGCTGCGCACGGCGATCGAGGACTGCTGGGCGACCGGGCGCGGAGAGCAGCGCGAGGCGCTGGGCACCGTGAACGCGGACCGACTGCAGCCGAATGAAAATGGGCTGGAAGCACTGGCAAAGTATTTGCTCAAATATCCGAAGAGAAAGAAACGCTGGCGGGAGAGCGTGGGGCTGGCGGATCCGGTGTATAAGAGGCCCAATGATTCGCGTTGGAGCCGGAAGAAGCTGGCCGAAGCCTGCACGCTGTGTGTGGATGACCGTTATTTCTGGGAGCAGCGCTACCCGGGCTACCGCCTGCTGGGCGTATGCCCGACATGGGACGAGGAGCGCGCCGAGTGGCGGGTTTACATACGATTGATGGCGCGCGAAGCCTATCAAATCGAGAAGGAGGAAAAGCGAAGATGACGATTCTGGCATGGGTGATCGGGATCCTGATCGTGGGGTTTGTTTACGGCCTGATGGCCATATGCCGTGCGAGCAGCATGCAGAGCCGCGCTGAAGAATGGGAGGCAGCGCTGCGGCGGGCACAGGAGGCAGAGGAAGCCGGAAAGAAAGAACTGGAGGATGCAAAGGCGAAGATCATTGCGGAGGTGAAAAAGTGAGAAGAACACAGGTAAGGTGCGACAGCTGCAAATGGCGGGATAGATATTTCGGCACCTGCTTGAACAAGAAATCTCCAAACCACATGGATGCGGTGCTCAATGACTGCTGGTGCAGTGCGTGGGAGCCGAAGATGGTGGATGCGCTTTTGCTGCGCACTCTTATGCGCAAGGCGCATGTCAAGCAAAAGCAGCTGGCAAAGCTGCTGGGAATCAGTGTGCCTATAATGCGCCAAAAAATGTATGAGCGGAGATTCAGCGTCGAAGAGGCTGCGACAATCACCGCATTGCTTTCGATCGAAGAACCGGAGAAAGTCTTTTTGCAATTTGCGAAACCTCGCACATGATATTTTGCGCGCGCTTTTTACGCGCGCGATGCCGGAAGGGAGGCTGCCATCTATGACGAGAGACCAACGGCGGGCGGCGCGGACAGCGCTGCGCGATTACAACAAGCTACGTGACGTGGCAGCCAGAGACCAGCGCACGCCGGAGCGGGAACAGGCACGACGCTGGTGCGCCGCGATCGAGGACGCGCTGCGCTACTATGACCAGGAAGAACCAACGCGGGCGAAACTGCTGCGCCTGCGCTACATCGAGCACGGCCACGAAGAAAAGGTGATTGAGCAGCTGTATGTGAGCCGGGCAACCTATCAGCGCATGGATCAGGACGCCGTGAGCACAGTGGCGATATTCGCTGCGCTACGCGGGGCAGTACTGTAACATGCAACAAAACCGGAGGCTGAGCCGATTTGAGGCGCGGCCTTTTCGTGCTGTCTGCCACAAAATGAGTAGGCTGTTTTTAAATTTCAGTCGATGATAAAATCAAAATATACCGGAGCAGGAGGAACACGGGGAATGGCGGAGCGGCGGTATTGCAAGAACAAGACCCCGGGCAGCCACCCGGGGCAGAAGTGGGACAAGGAAACCAAGGCGGGCGCGCTGATGGATTACATGTACGACCCAAACGTGATGGGCAACATCTGTGCCGTGGCGCGGCGCTATAATGTGCCGGAGAGCACGATCCGCACCTGGATCAACAAAGAGCTGCTACGCAAGGACGAGCAGAAGGGCGTATTCGCAAAGGCATACGAGGAGGCTACGCGCGAGGTGGTGTACCGCGCGGCAGAGGGTGCGCGTCTGGCTGTAACGCAGATGCAGCAGCAGCTGAGCTGTGGCGAGACCGACGAGATCGACCTGCCGCGGTACGCAACGGTGCTGACCAACATTGCGACCAAGGTGCCGGAGACACGCGCCAAGACATCTGCAGCGCTGGCCATGGCAAAACAGCAGGGCGAGAAGAACGAGAACGGCGTGGTGATGCTGGCAGAGGTGATGGAACCGGAGGTGCAGCAGGATGGCAGCTAACATCATCTGGCGACCTCAACCGAAACAATTCGAATTCATGGAACGGTGGGAACCGGAGGCGTTATACGGCGGGGCGGCCGGCGGCGGGAAGAGCGACGCGCTGGTGATCGAGGCGCTGCGTCAGGTGCACATCCCGAATTATCGGGCGATCATCTTTCGCAAGACCTACCCGCAGCTGACCGATCTGGTGGACAAGAGCCGGACCTACTACAAGGCTATGTGCCCGAAGGCGCGGTACAACGAGACGGCACACTGCTGGACCTTCCCGAGCGGGGCGAAGATCTACTTCGGCAGCATGCAGTACACGAAAGACCGCACGAACTACCAGGGCAAGGCGTACGACTTCATCGGGTTCGACGAGCTGACGCACTTCACCTGGGACGAGTACAGCTACATGATGAGCCGCAACCGACCCTCGGGGCCGGGCACGCGGGTGTACATGCGGGCCACGACCAACCCCGGCGGCGTGGGCCACGGCTGGGTGAAGGAGCGATTCATTACGCCGGCGCCACCGGGCACGACGATCTGGGAGGAACACGAGGCGCTGCTGCCGGGCGGCGAGAAGAAGATCTACCGGCGGGCGCGGGTGTTCATTCAGGCCAAGGTGACCGACAACGCGGCGCTGATGCGCAACGCGCCGGAGTACATTGCGAATCTGGCAGCGTTGCCGGAGGCCGAGAAGCGGGCGCTGCTGTACGGCGACTGGGATAGCTTTACGGGGCAGGTGTTCACCGAGTGGCGCAACGACCCGGAGCACTACGACGACCAGCGGTGGACGCATGTGATCAACCCCTTCCCGATCCCGAAACACTGGCAGATCTGGCGCGGGTACGATTTCGGATTCTCGAAGCCGTTTTCCGTGGGCTGGTACGCAGTGGACGAAGACGGGCGGATCTACCGCATTCGGGAGCTGTACGGCTGCACCGAGACGCCGAACACGGGGCTGAAGATCGATCCGGTGGAGCAGGCGCGGCGGATCAAAGAGGCCGAGCAGAACGACCCGCTGCTGCGCGGGAGGAAGATCCACGGCGTGGCGGACCCGGCGATCTTCGACGAGAGCCGCGGCGAGAGCATTGCCGCGATGATGGAGAAAAGCCCGAACTTTTTGTACTGGGCGCCGGGTGACCACACGCGCATCGCGGGCAAGATGCAGTTCCATTACCGGCTGGCCTTCGACGAGGACGGGCGGCCGATGCTGCAGGTGTTCAACACGTGCCGGCACTTCATCCGCACGGTGCCGAACCTCGTGTACAGCGAGAGCGACGTAGAGGACATCAACACGGACGGCGAGGACCACATCTACGACGAATGCCGATACGTGCTGATGGAGAACCCGATCTCGCCGCCGAAGAAGATCGTGCGCGAGCCGATGCGGGATGATCCGCTGGATCTGGACCCGAGGAAGAGTAAAGTGATGTTTTTCAAAGGGTGAAGTTGAGTTAAGTCAAATCGTGATTCAGTGAAGTGCCAGTTAAGTTAAATGGCGATTCGATGAAGTTTGATTGAAGTTTGATCGAAGTTTTGACTTTGATCGATGAACTTGCGATGAATTGAGACCTGTTGCAATGAATTTGCGATGAACTTTTGAAAACGAAAGGAAAATCGAACGATGGCGAAAGGACAACGGGAACGGCTGCCGACGGAGGACACGGCGCAGGCGGCACAGGCCGCGCAGGTGCTGCAGGCGATCGCGCAGAGCGGGGCGATGCAGAAGTTGCGGCAGGGCGTGGTAAACCCGCAGCAGGCCGGAGCGAATCCGACCGGTGCTATGCCGAACCTGCAGCAGGCCGGGACGAGCGCAGGCGGTGCAATGCCGGGCCAGTTTGGGAACATACCTACTCCGACGACAGGCACGGGTATGCCAGGGCCAGATGGTGCACAGGGACTGGACAGCTTGCGGCTGGAAGGCCAGCAGCGCATCGGCGCGGCGGAGATCGCGAAGGCCAGCGATATCTTGCAGAAGTACAAGAACGGTAAGAGTGCGCTGGAACGGCGGCTGATCGACAACGAACAGTGGTACAAGCTGGCGCACTGGAAGCAGTACAAAAACCCGATGATGGGCGACAAGGAACAGGGCCGGCGTTCGAGCGGGTGGCTGTTCAACTCGATCGCGAACAAGCACGCCGACGCGATGGACAACTACCCCGAGCCGAACGTGCTGCCCCGCGCGCAGGACGATGAGGAGACGGCGCGCACGCTTTCCAGCGTGCTGCCGGCCCTGCTGGAACAGGCGGACTACGAACAGGTGTACAGCGACACCTGGTGGCGCAAGCTGAAACAGGGCACCGGCGTGAAGGGTGTGTTCTGGGACCCGACGCTGCGCGGCGGCCTGGGCGACATCTGCATCAAGAGCATGGACCTGCTGATGCTGTTCTGGGAGCCGGGCGTGAATGATATTCAGGATTCGCCGAACTTTTTCAGTTTGGCGCTGGAGGACAACGACCGCCTGATCCAGAAATGGCCGCAGCTGGCCGGGCACACGGGACGCAGCATGACCACGGCGCAGTATGTGCACGACGACGCAATTGACACGAGCGACAAGAGCGTGGTGGTGGACTGGTACTACAAGACCGAGAGCCCTGGCGGCGCGGGCGGAAAGACGGTGCTGCATTATTGCAAGTTCTGCAACGGCGTGGTGCTGTATGCAAGCGAGAACGACCCGCAGCTGGCCGAGCGCGGCTTCTACGACCACGGGAAATACCCGTTTGTGTTCGACACGCTTTTCGTAGAGGAAGACAGCCCCGCGGGCTTCGGCTACATCGATGTGATGAAGGACTGCCAGACCTCGATCGACAAGCTGAACCAGGCGATGGACGAGAATGTGCTGCTGGCCTCGAAACAGCGCTACGTGGTGAGTGATTCCGCAGGCGTAAACGAGGACGAGCTGTGTGACTTCTCGAAGGATGTGGTGCACGTGAGCGGGCGGCTGACCGAAGAGAGCTTCGCACAGCTGCAAGTCTCCGGCCTGCAGGGCAACAGCCTGAGCTACCTGAACAATCGCATCGATGAGATCAAAGAGATCTCCGGCAACCGGGACATCTCGCAGGGCGGCACGACGAGCGGCATCACGGCAGCCAGCGCGATCGCGGCGCTGCAGGAGGCTGGCAGCAAGCTGAGCCGGGACATGCTGAAGAGCGCGTACCGAGCCTTTACGAAAGAGTGCTATCTGGTGATTGACCTGATCCGGCAGTTCTACGATGAGGAACGGATGTTTCGCATCACGGGCCAGAACGGCCAGAACCAGTACGTGGGCATCAGCGGACAGCAGCTGCGCGCGCAGCCGATGGAGAGCATCGGCGGCGTGGTGCTGGGCGGGCGCGAGCCGGTCTTCGACATTACCGTTTCGGCCGCAAAGAAATCGACCTTCAGTAAGCTGAGCCAGAACGAGACGGCCAAAGAGTGCTACCAGCTGGGCTTCTTTAACCCGGCCAACGCGGACGCGGCGCTGGCAGCCCTGGACATGATGGACTTTGAAGGCATCGAAAAGGTGCGCGACCGGGTGAGCCAGAACGGCACGCTGCTGCAGCAGATCCAACAGATGCAGCAACAGATGCAGCAGATGGCGCAGATCATCGACCTGCAGAACGGAGGGCAGAGCAATCTGACTGGACAGGTGCAGGCGGCGACCGGCAGCCAGAGCGCGATGCTGGCAAGCGGGAGACCCGGTACGGCAGAGGCCAAAACTACCACGAATGGCCTGGGCGCGGCGGTGGGCAGCAACGGCAGCGGGCAGGCCACGGCGGCGGCACAGCGCGCCATGGATGTGAATAACCCAAACAAGTGAGATGTGTCCGTTATGGACACGGAATGAAAACACCGAAAGCAAGGAGGAGACTATGGTCGAAATTGAAGAAGTAATCACGAGCCGAGGCGAGGAACTGCGATTTAAACTGAGCGCCAAGGGGCACGCAGGATTGGCACCGAAGGGACAGGACATTGTGTGCGCTGCGGTGAGCATCCTGATGCAGACGCTGGGCGAGATGGTGATGCACATGCAGGCGGACGGTGCGCTGCAATACTGCGCGGTGGACTATGAGCATGGCATGAGCGTGGAGGCAAAGGCCGCCAAGGGCTTTGAAGATCAACTGCTGACCGCCTTTGCGTTTGCGGGCGAGGGTATGCAGTTGCTGGTCGATAGCTACCCGGAGAACATCCAGATTACCGTTGTGAATCTGAACGAAGAAGAAAAGGATGAGGATGACATCGACGACGGCGAGGAAGACGAAGGTGAGCTGGATCTGCAGATGTTCGCGGATGGCGGCGGCGATGGCGCTGCAGCACCGGCCGAGGCGGCAACGGAGCCGACGACGATTCAGGAACCGGAGATGACCCCGGCACAGAAGCGACTGGCGATCCGCAGCGGCGTGATGAAGACCGGAGCGAAGGCGGCCGCGGCAAAGGCGCTGGAGGGTGTGAGCTATGGCAAGCAGACCGAAGAAGGAAGCACGGCAGCGCAAGCGGCGGAAGCTGGGAGCACGGGAAAAGCAGATGCAGCGACGGGCAGCGATGACGCCGGAAAAAGCCAGACAGATGCGGCGGACACGAAAGAAGAAAACCCGGACGCGGAATTTCTGGATCTGATCAAAGGCAAGTACAAAGACCAGTTTGCCAAGGCCGTGAATGCTGTGAACCAAAACCAGCAGGCACAGCAGAAGGCGGCGGGAGACCCGCGCATGGACGCATTGGTGGCTGCGCTGGGCAAGCGGTACGGCGTGGATGGTAAGGACATCGATGCCCTTACCAAAGCGATCTCCGGCGAGACGCAGGTGAAGGACAACAAGTACTTCGAGAAGATGGCCATGGAGAAAGGGATCTCCGTGGAGAACGCGAAGGAGCTGGATCGGTTGCAGACCGAGGCAAGCCAGGCGAACGCAGCACGACAGCAGGCCGAGATGAAGGCAGCCGAGCAACAGATGAAGGCACAGGTGGCACAGATCAAGGCGAACTGGGATCGCGAAGCGGCAGAGGTAAAGGCGAAATATCCGAGCTTCGACTTTAAGGAGGCACGCACAAACCCGGACTTTGCCGACCTAATGAAGCGCGGCGTGAGCCTCGAAAACGCCTACCGCGCGATCTACTTTGACCGCCTGATGGCAGACAACCAGGCCAGTACGGCAAAGGCCGTGGAGAAGGGCGTGACCGAACGGATCGCGGCACGAGCGGCGCGGCCTGGCGAGAACGGCACCCGCCCGGGCGGCGCGGCCGTGACCAAGACCGACGTGAACAGCCTGACCAAAGCCGACCGCGAAGAAATCGAGCGGCGCGTGCTGCACGGGGCGAAGATCTCGTTTTAACCAGACGCAAAGGCGCAGCAGGAGCCTTTGAGATAATCAACAATTTAAACATGAAATCAACACAGGAGGGAACGACCATGATGTGGAGAAATGCACAAATCAAGCTGGATCTGCAGATGTTTGCGGATGAGCTGAACACGACCGCCTCGACCGGTATGAGCGCCGAGATGAAGACCTACTACGAGAAGCGCCTGATCGATCAGGCCGAGCCGAATCTGGTACATGACCAGTTCGGCGACAGCTACCCGATCCCGAAGAACGGCGGCAAGACGATCGAGTTCCGCAAGTACGACAGCCTGCCGAAGGCCCTGACGCCTTTGACTGAAGGCGTGACCCCGACCGGCAAGCTGCTGAACGTGACGACCATCACGAGCGACCTGCACCAGTACGGCGACTGGGTACCCATCAGCGATGTGCTGAGCATGACCTCGATCGACAACAACATCCTGCAGGCGACCCGCGCGATCGCAAGCCAGGCCGGTCGCACGATGGATACTGTGACCCGCGACGTGATGGCCGGCGGCACCAACGTGATCTATGCGCCGAAGAGCGACGGCACCGAGGTGACCAGCCGCAAGGATCTGGACGATACGGCGCGTCTGACGCCGGAACTGTTCTTCCGCGCGTCGGCGCAGCTGAGTGCGATGAACACCGACAAGTTCGGTGACAGCTACGTGGCAATCATTCACCCGTATGCTGCGTATGATCTCATGCGCAATCCCGAGTGGATCGACGTGCACAAGTATGCCGACCCGGAAACGATCTTTAATGGCGAGATCGGCAAGCTGGGCGGCATCCGCTTTGTGGAGTCCAGCGAGGCGATCATCTGGAAGGACGACACCTGCCCGGATGGCCTGGCCGTATTCGGCACGATCGTACTAGGCGCGCACGCGTACGGCGTGACCGAGCTGGAGGGCGGCGGCCTGGAGCACATCGTGAAGCAGCTGGGCTACGGCGACGACCCGCTGAACCAGCGCGCGTCCGTGGGCTGGAAGGGTATCAAGACGGCCGAGCGTTTGGTGGAGCAGTACATGGTGCGCATCGAGAGCACGAGTAAGTACAGCGCCAGCGCGGCGGCGAACTGATGAATGACGGAGGAATTTAAAATGGCGACGAAGAAAACGACCGAGGCAGTGGTCGATACTGCCGAGAAGATCGAGACAGGCGAAGCGGAAAATGTGTCCGTAACGGACACGGCTGAAAAGACCGAACCGAAGATGGTGAAGGTGAAGCTGTTCAAGGATAACCGCCGCTACAAGGGCGACGTGTTCGTGAGCGTGAACGGCCGCAACTACCAGATCCAGCGCGGCGTGGAAGTGGAAGTACCGGCCGAGGTGGCCGAGGTGCTGGAACACAGCCAGCGGCAGGACGATCTGGCCGCAACCAAGATCGCGGAAGCGGAGGAGGCCGTGGCCTCTTCCGCGGAAAAATAAGACATCGAGATTTGTATCTCCCTTCAAACCCTCAGGCGTGGCACAGTGCCGTGCCTGGGGGCTTTTTAATCAGGCAAGGAGTGATTTGAGATGACCGTGCGGGAAGCAATCGAGCGGGCGAACACGCTGCGAAAGAACCATCCGATCGAGGATGAAACGCTGCAGAGATGGTTGCGGCAGGCGGACGGGCACATCCGCCACAGCGTGATCGAACTGAGCGATACCAGTGAGGACGAAGACACCGCATACGACGAGAAGGGCGCGGACATCGCGACGTGGGACAGCGGCATGGACGATGAGGTGGAGCTGATTCTGCCGGAGCCGTACGACGAAGCCTATGTGCATGATCTGTGCGCGCAGATCGATCTGGCGCTGGGTGAGAGCGACCGGTACATGAACGAAGCACAGCAGTACAACAACGAGGTGCAGCAGTTCGCGGCAGCTATGCGGCGGAAGCATAAGCCCAAGGCGAAGCCGCAGTTCCGGTATTGAGGGAGTGATTGGAGATGTATTTACCGCAGGCAACAACGATCCAGAACAGCCGCAGCCTGCTGCGGAACTTCGGCGGGCTGAACGAGACGTACGGATGTAGCGAGGCAGAGTACAGTTCAGGAATGAACTGGTCAAGCCGGAACTTCCCGGCGCTATCCACACGGCAGCCGCGGCGCAAGCTGAAAACGCTGGAGAGCGTGAACGGCCTATACCACCTGAACGGCCTGCTGACCATCACGGGCACGACGTTGAAATACGAGCCGGACAACTGGGACGAGGCAACGATCCTGATTGCGGACGCTGTGACCGACAACGAAAAGCAGCTGGCCGGCATGGGCACGAAGATCCTGATCTGGCCGGACAAGAAACAATTCGACACGGCTACCGGTGAGCTGAGTGAGCTGGGAATGAACTGGCGATTTGTCCCGGCGCGAGAGAAAACCGTGGCCTTTAAAGACGAAGAGATCCTGACAAACGTGCAGAACGTGGAAACGAACTATCCCGATGAAGTAATGACCTTTACACCCTGTGATGAAAACGGAACAACTTATCTGGGCGTGGCCTATGGCACGACCTTGCCGACGAACGATTTAAAAGACGGGCAGCTGTTTCTGCTGGTGCAGGATGAAACCCGTCCTAATGCCGGCGAGAACGTGCTGAAAAAATATATCAAGACCAGCGAGGCGTGGACGGATCTGTCGCTTGAGTATTGCCGCATCTGGGCGAAAGGGATCGGAGAAAAAATAAAGCGGTACGATGCGGTGACCTTTGGCGATTTACCAGATGCGCTGACCCAAATATCGTCGGATTCGATGGACAGTAATATCGTGATCCAGGACTGCGGCGACGACTACTTGGTCATTGCAATCACGCCCAATACCGAAAGCGCCCGGTTTTACTGCGAACTGGTGCAGTGCGCAGCGTTAACGGTTGACTTTGGCGACAACGAGGCCACACCCGGAGATGAACATATCTATTTTCTCACGGACATCCTGATTGACGAGAAGGACCACAGCATGGCAACCGCAAACGAGGCGGACAGCTATGTATTTGCTATGTTAAACGATGGTCACTGGGGAATTCTTGGCGACGCCAATTGCGCGACGATCGAACGACAGGTGCCAGACCTCGACTATATCACGGTGTGCGATAACCGCGTGTGGGGATGCAGCGGCGAGGAGAACGTACTATATGCGTGCAAGCAGGGCGACGCGACCAACTGGTTTTGCTACCAGGGCATCGCGTCGGACAGTTATGCCGTAACCGTGGGCAGCGACGGTGCCTTTACCGGTGCGGCCAGCTGTATGAACTATGTGCTGTTCTTCAAAGAGAACACGCTGCACAAGATATACGGCACAAAGCCGAGCGACTACCAGGTGAGCACGCTGCGCTGCCGAGGAGTGGCAAAGAACGCAGCCAAGAGCCTGTGCGTGATCAACGAGGCACTGTACTATCTTTCGACCGCAGACGTAATGACATGGTCGGGCAGCCTGCCGACGAAGATCTCCGCCGCGCTGGATCCGGACAAGCTGGCCAACGCGACACGCGCCGTGGGTGGTGCACTGGACGGGCAGTATTATTTGCAGATCGATACGGAGGCAGGCACACGCTTGCTGGTGTACGACACCGAGCGCAACCTGTGGCAGGAAGAGACCGCAGTTGGCTGCGAGATGGTGAGCACCGGGCGGCAGCTGTACTTCTGGGACGGGGAAAGCCTGTGGGCCGCGTTGCCAGAGCGTGAGAAGGACTACGAGACCGCCGACGCGGCACAAACAGAGGGCGGCCTGAGTTACGACTGGATCAGCGGTGATATTGGGCTGGACAACCCGGACGACAAGTACATCAGCCGGATCACCGTGCGTATGGACGCCGAGGCACATAGTACGGTGCACTTCTATGCCAGCTACGACGGCGGACGCTGGGAGCAGCTTGGCGAGGCTGCAAACAGCGCGACTAAGGCGCGACTGGATGTACCGATGATCCCAGCGAGGCATGACACGATGCGACTGCGCATCCAGGGCACCGGCCGCGTGACGTTGCGCAGCATAGCATTTACCTTTGCGGCCAGCAGGGGGAAGATCGTGCAGGGGACGAAGTAAGGAGGGGGTGATTTGTATGGCAAGTATCGCAGGATTGAACAGTCTAGGCCTGCCGCAGTTCTCAGCGAACATGGATCCGGAGGATGCACGCGCTCTGAATAACTACCTGTACCAGTTGCAGGAACAGCTGCAATATCTGCTGACCAATCTGGGCGCGGAAAACATGAACGAGGAGCTGCTGACCGAGCTGGGGCTGGAATGAGATGAATAAAAAGGTGTCCATTATGGACACAGGAAAAAGGAGGACAGGGAAATGTCGAAAGCAAAAGATCAGGCGTACAACGACCTGAAAAACTGGGAGGCCCAGAAACCAGCCGAATACCAGAGCCCGCACCAGAACCAAATCGACGATCTGAACAACACACTCAACAACCGGCATTTTGATTACGATTATACGACCGACCCGAGCTACCAGCAGTACGAGAGCCAATACCGCAGGCGGGCGGAGAAGGCAGACCAGAACGCGCAGGCTTCTGCCTCGGCACTGACTGGCGGCTTTGCCAACAGCTACGCGACCACGGCCGGCGCGAACGCGTATCAGCAGCAGATGAGCGGGCTGGACAATGTGATCGAGAACCTGCGCGCGCAGGCGTTGAATGAGTACAACAGCGAGACAAACGACCTGCAGAACCAGCTGACAGCGTTGCAAACGCAGGAGAACGATGCGTTGGCACAGTGGCAAAGCGACAACGACAACTGGTATAACCAGCTGAACTACTACCAGGACCAGTATGCCACGGCTTCGCAGAACTCTTCGGACACCTGGGGGAACGTGATAAACGGGATTGGGGAGACAGCACAAGTGGTGGTGAAGTTATTGCCATTCATTTTGAAAGCGATTGCAGGAGGGTAAGCTGTAATGTGTCCGTTATGGACACATCAAAAGGGAAAGGAGAAATGCGGATATGGCGACCAAGAAGAAAGAGACCGAACAGGCGCTGGCGAACTGGAACGCAAACCAGCCGGAGAGCTACAACGACCGGTACAGCGGCCAGATCAACAACGTGCTGCAGACACTGGCCGGACGGGATTTTACGAAGGGCTACAGCACGGGCACGGATGCGAACTACGCAAACTACGCGAAGAACTACACGGCCGCGGCACAGGCCGCCGCACAGAACGCAAAGGCGACGGCGGCCGCGCTGAGCGGCGGATATGGCTCGAGCTACGCGGACAGCGTGGCGGCGCAGGCGTACCAGGACAACATGATGGGCATGAACAACATTATCCCGACCCTGCGCGCGCAGGCACTGGACGAATACCAGGCGGACACGAACAATCTGGAGACCCTGTTGAGCGGGCTGCAGACGGCCAGCAACAGCGCCTACAACGCGTACAGTGCCAACGTGGCGAACTACCAGAACTGGCGGGATGCGCTGACCACGGACGCCGAGCAGGAAAAGACGAACAGCGACAACTTCTGGAGCAACGTGATGAGCGCGCTACAGTGGGCAGCGAAGGCAGGACTGGGTGCCTATGATGCCTACAAGGGCTACACGCAGCAGGAATGGGAGAACCAGTTCCAGGAGCAGCAGTACGCTGACAGCCAGGCACAGCAGCAGGCAAACTACATGGCGCTGGGATATCAGGCGGCGGAGGCCGGGCAGACCGACCTGGCGAACCAGTACGGCAACCTCGCGGGGCTGGGTGAGGGATACTTTACCAACTACACACCGACGACTTCAGCGATGACTTATAGCGACGTGGCGGACGCACTGAGCAGCGCGGCGGGCATGAAGGCCTACGGTGCGAACGATGCGGCCGCGGCGATCCTGCAGGCGGCAGGGCTGGACAGTTCGCTTCTGAACGGATATAACCCGCTGGCGCTGAAAACGAGCACGAGCAGCGGCAGCAGCAAGAGCAGCAGTAGCAGCAGTAGTAGCAGCACGACCCGTGATGCGGCGACCGGATGGACGCCGAGCGAGTACGTGACAGCGGCATCGAAGTACGACAGCATGGAAGATTCGAATCCCGCCAAGAGCGTGCTGGGGCAAATGCTGGCAGCCTACGGAACGAGCAGCACGGGCAGCAGCGACAGCACGGCGAGCTATACGACCGGCAGCGGCTACTCGCCGACCACGCAGGATATCAACTACGCGCGACAGATCCAGCACTACGGAGGCACAGACAACCAGATCATGCAGGGCTTGAAGAGCGCCGGGTACACCAACGAGCAGATCCTGGCAATCATGAACATGATGTAAAAGCGCGGGCGGGACGGAGGGAAATAAAAAATGGCAACGAAAAAACAGTACACGTTGGCCGACGTGGAGGCGGCTGTAGGCAGCACGTCGAGTGCGAGCGGCACGGCGAACACGACCCGGACGGCCACGAGCGACAACACGCAGCGCACCGGCAAGAAAACCTACACGATGGACGATATCGAGAAGGGGCTGGCGGACACGGCGGCAAACATCAAGGGAAGCGAGGGCGCGAAGTTTATCTCCGGCAATGCGAGCAGCCCGGCGTCGCAGCGCGCATTGATGAACGCGGCCGAGAAGAGCGGCGATACCGAGAAGGTGCAGGCGCTGTGGAAGCAGCAGCAACAGGCGGCAATCGAGAGCCGGAAGAACCGCACGGCGCAGCAGAAAGCGGAAGCGGCGCAGGCGTTGAGCGGGAGCAAGTACCCGGCGATCAAGACCGAGACCGAAGAAGAGCAACAGACGGCGCAGAACCCGCTGCTGCGGCAGGCGGCGCCCACGGGCACGGTGAGCGCGGCACAGCAGCGGATCGAGAATAAGAACAGCGACTATGACCAGAAGCTGGCCGCGGGCGAGGCGGACGACGAGGCCGTGGCGCGGCTGATCGCAATGGAGAGCTATGCGAACGACAGCTGGGCAGACCGGCAGGCCCGGAACGTTCGGAGCAACCAGAGCACGGGTGGGGATTACAACACCAACGTGACGAACGAGAAGCTCTACCAGTACTACAACGAGTGGCTGGACGAGACGGACGAGACAGGCGCGCAGAAGAACCGGCAGCTGGCCAAGGCGGTGCGCCGCGTGGACGGCAGCAACGGCATGTATACCGATGAGGACCTGCGGCGGGAGCTGGGCGTGACGCAGGAACAGATCGACATTGCGCGCACCTACAATAACGCCTATGACACGATGACCCCGCTGTACAGCCTGCTGCGGCGCGCAGCAGAGGACGTGGGCGGCACCTACGACACAGTGCTGGGCAGCGGGGCGATGGCACTGGGCAACGCAAAGACCGCGCTGGAGGACACCAAGGCGAATTTGACCAACACCGACTGGCTGACACGGAACGCGGCACGCATGGCGCTGGAAGAAACGCCGGAAGATCAGCGGGACGAAGCCTGGGCACAGCAGCTGACCGCGGCACAGAGCGCAGTGGACGAGGTGACGCAGGCCACGGCCTCGCGCAACGGAGTGACCCAATACGGTAACGACCTTTACAAAGAGGGCAATGCCCTGTTGAGCGACGCGCAGCTGGGCCAGACGGCCGCGCAGAAGTTTGTACACGGCGCCGCGGTGAGCGCCGGAGAGAACCTTGCGGTGGGCGCGATCAACCCCGCGCTGATCCTGCCGGTGCTGAGTCTGCAGGGCGCGGGCGATAGTTTGGCCGAGAGCTACGAAAGCGGTGAGGACGCGGGCACGGCGCTGGTGCGCGGCGGCGCGAAGTTCGCCGCGGGCTGGGCGATCAACAGCGTGGGCGTGACGCAGCTGGCAGAGACGATGGGCAGCGAGTACGCGGCGAGCGAACTGGCCAAGCAGATCGCGAACATCTGGAAAAAGCCCGAGGTGATGGCCAAGCTGGCCGAGAGCGCACCGGCGATCTACGCGGCCATTACCGGCGGCGCAGACAACGCAGTGCAGGCGTTTGCCGAGACCTACGCGGACAAAATCATCGACAACGCCGTGGACGGCAAAGACTTGACGGACGGCATCACGGTGGACACCTTTAAGCAGGCGGTGCAATCCGGCGCGAGCGGCGGCCTTGCTGGTGCGATGGGCGGCTTTGTGGGCAGCGGCGTCGGCGCGGCACGGCAGAAGGCCTATGAGCAGGCGGTGCAGGAAGCGCAGGGTGCAGAACAGGCCGAGGCAGCGACCGACAGAAATGTCGGCACCAGCAGCACCGCACAGGAGGCGCAAAGAGCGGCTTTAACGGGCCAGACGACGCAGACGGAAAGAACCACGCCGCAGACCGAACAGGCCGCACAGAGCGCGGAACAGGGCGCGCAGAACGTCGACAATGATATCAATAAGAATGTTGATAATCTCAACAAAAACATTGATGATATCGAAAGCGAACAGGCTGCGGGGCAGTCGGATCGCACGGAAATTAACACGGAAGATACCGCGCGTGCGAAAACTGAAACGGAAAATCGCACGCGTGCGAATGAGGGTGCGGAAGCTGAAACGCAACAGGCGGCGCAGGCTGCGGAAGAACATGCGCAAAAAGAGGGGCAAACTATCAATGAAGAGGCTGCGGAAGCGCAGACAGTGACAGAAAGCGGCCAGAAAAACGAACAAGAGACCCCGGCGGAGACGAAGGCCGAGGCTCGGCAGCTGGACACCAGCGCATGGGATGCGCAGCAGAAGCAGAGCGCAGCGCAGATGCTGGAGGCCGGACGGGTGAGCACGGCCGCGGTGCAGACCATCGTGGACGCCATGCCGGCGGGAATCAATGCGGAGACCTACACCACGGCGGCGCGCAGCGTGTACCGGCTGGCGCGCACCGGCATTGCCTCTAATTTTGAGGACGTGATCAGCCAGACACGGAACATCAGCGGCGTGAACGCGGCGCAGGTGATGGCCGTGCCCGGCGGCGAGAACGCGCTGCGGCAGGCGTTTGTGGTAGGCCAGGGCGAGCTGAAAGCCAACGGCCGCGAGAGGGCAAACTACCAGGCACCGGTGCTGGCGCAGAAGAGCCGAGCCGGGCAGATGCTGAACAAGAGTTCCACCCGCACCGAGGCGGAGAAAGCCTTTATCGACCTGACCGCAAAGGCAAGCGACATCGGGATCACGCTGGAAGAGCACCTGAAAAACAACGCGATGGGCTACATCGAGGACGTGGAGATCCATGTGGGCGACAAGGGCGGCGCGGTGAGCACTACGCTGCACGAGGCGTTGCACTATGCCGACAGCTGGAGCGCCGAAACGGCACAGAACCTGAACGACGTAACGCTGCGCGCGCTGGCCGAGAAGAACGGCTTTGAGACCGTGGAGCGGATGATCGAGGCGAAGATCGAGACCTACGCGCAGGCCGGAACGGAACTGACCTGGGCGGACGCGGCGAACGAGCTGGTGAACGACGCAGTGAGCGGCGCCTTCGACAGCGAGGAAAGCATGCGGGAGCTGGCCGGGGTGATGGCGAAGGAGGCCGAGAAGAACGCCGAGCGGCGCGGCGCGATGCAGAAAGTGGCGGACAGCATTCGGGCCGTGCTGGACAAGGTGATCGAGAAGGCGCGCGAGATCCTGAACGGTGACCGTTCGAACGCGGCGGCGCGCAAGGTGATGGCGCTGGCCGAGGCACAGAAGAAGGCGATCCGGGAAGCGTTCTATGAGCATCTGGAACAGGCCGGAGAAAACCGGAGGGCGGCGGAAAATAAAAACGCCCGCGCCGAAGAGGGCACGGGTGAGGTAAAGTATCAGGAAAGAGAATACCCGCAGGCGGGCATGAGCGGCGAAGAACAGGTATCGTATGATACCCTGGTGAACCTGCAGGACATGAAGATCACACGCATCGCAAACAGCGTTCCAGCCGGAACGGATTTCCATGCAGTTATTGCGGATGCCATGGAAAATATGGGAGCCACCAGAGATTCAACGCAGACTACGGTGACAAACCAATACACCGGCATGGAAATCGTGGTTCATAAAAAAGGTCTGCTACATAGTATGCATATGGACAGACAGTTGGCTAGAAATGGCCCGTATGTACAGCAAATCGGAAGTATTCTCGAAAACGCGGTCAAGGTGAATGAGCTGGAATCGCGTGGAAAGGAATACCGGAGCGACCTGTATCTCGGCGCTGCACAAAATGAAAACGGCGAACTCGTAGGAGTTCGCCTGAATGTTCAGGTATATAAAAATGGTGAAGCCGTATTGGACGGAGAAAACATTGAGCTACTACGTGGCAACCTCTACTCACATACGGGCACAAAAATAGGAACTACTGCACCAATGTCGGTGCGTACGGGTCACGCTGCAAGCAGCGCACCGTCACATAGTTCCTACCTCAGTGTAGCAGATTTTTTACAGGCTGTCAAGGAAAAGTTGGGCGGCGTAGTGTCGGAAGACGTGAAAGAAAACATCCAGAGCACAGCGGAAACGCCACGTGAGTTTGAAAACAGTCTGCGGTATCAGTTGGACGACGAGACCGAGGCGGACTGGAACAGCTACACAGCGCGGACGGCAGCCATGAGCATGACCGGCGCGGACGCGGGCGAGGCGCTGGGGCAGGCCGTGAGCGAGGCGACCGAGACGGCGGCCAAGACCGAGGCCGCGACGAACCGGAACGTGGCCGACACGCTGGCGCGCCGGCTGATCCGCATGACGGCCAGCAAGGCAACCCAGGCGGACATCGCGCCGCGCTTTGAAGCGATTTTAAATTACATCACCCAGAGCGCGGCGAACGGCACGGAGATCGACGGCAGCGAACTGGTGACCGCGCTGGAGGACGTGAGCGAGGCAGCCATGCGGGACGCAAGCACGCTGAACACGGATCTGTGGGACCAGCACAAGGATTTGCAAAGCTACTCACTATGGATCTCAAAAGACAGCGACGCTTACCCGACGCTGGTGCGGGAATACGGCAGCTGGACGAAAGCGCAGAAAGAACTGGCGAAGCAGGGCATCTATGCGCGGAACACCAAGACCGGCAAAGACGGCAGCGTGTACCTCTCAATCAGCCAGATGTACCAGCAACTCTCGAACCCGAAGGACGGGTACCCGGGGATGTTCAGCCCGGAGATCGTATCCGAGAGCGACCAGCTGGAACGCATGATCGAGGTGCGGAACGGCATTCGCCCGACGCTGGAAAACCAGTTCGATGAGACGTGGGACGAGAGCCGGCTGGACTTTGCGCTGCAGATGGCGCAGGACATGCTGACCTCTCCGGCATTCGGCGGCACAGAAGAGGCAGCGCAGACCCGCAAGGCGCTGGCGACACAGATCGAGACGCTACGCGCGAACGCCGTGGAGCGCACGCTGGAGAATGCAGAGAGCATCCGGCGGCGGGATCAGGGCGACTGGGAGAAGCAGTTTGCCGCGCAGAAGAACCGGGACGCCGCAACGCGGACGAGGACGCGGGAGAGCTACCAGCGCCAGTTTCAAGAGCAGGCTGCAAAGAATCAGGGCCAGCTGAAACGGGCACGGGAGGCACGGGAAAACGACAACCTGCGGCGCGGCATTGCGCGGGACACGGCGGCGCTGAACAAGATGCTGCTGCACCCGGCGAAGGATAAGTACGTGCCGCAGGCGCTGATCAAGAGCGTGGCCGAGGTGGCGGAGATCGCAAACGGACTGACCAACAACCAGAAGGCCAAAGAGAAGCTGAGCGCGCTGCGCAATGAGATCGACCGCAACGGCACGGGAGACACGAGCACCGGCGGCATCGCGAGTGACTGGCAGCAGAGCGGCGTGTCGCAGATGATCCTGAATTTGCAGGAGAGCATGAACGAGACGCGCGACGCCGAGCTGCGCAAGCTGAAGAGCCGACTGGAGAACCTGAACAAGGCCAAGGAGACCGAGGCGAACGCGCAGCGGCGGGAGGTGCTGCAGCGGCGGATCGCGGAGCTGGAAAGCCCGACCGGCATGGCGCGTATGACCAACACACAGCTGGCGCAGCTGCGGGACATCGTGGCGGCCACGGTGACCACAGTGCGTAATGCTGACAGATTGATCTCCAAGGCCAAGACGCAGGAGGCCGGAGCGTACGCGGAGAAGGTGGAACAGGAGGTACGCACGAGCAAAGGCCCGGACGAGAACGAGACCATCGGCGGCGCGGTGAGCCGGGCGAAGAACAGCTACCTGACCGACATGGAGCAGGCGGAACGATTCTTCAACCGCGTGGGCGGCTGGGCCGAGGAAGGAATGACCACCGGCATTGCGGAGATGCTGAACGAGGGCCAGCACAAACAGCAGCTGATCATGATGAAGGGCGAGGAGCTGTTCGGTAAGGTGTTCAACGAGGATCGCGCCAAGGAGATGCGCGACTACCAGAAGAAGAAAGTGGACATCGGCCTGAAGGATCTGAAAACCGGCGAGAGCGTGAAGATCAACCACGATATGCTGGTGAGCCTGTACATGGGACTGCACGACGAACAGAACGCAAACCATATGCTGCAAGGCGGCATCAAGGTGCCGAACATGAAGCTGTACGAGAAGGGCGAGATCAAGCGCGCCTATCAGCTGGGCAACCGGTGCGGCATCGGTATGCTGACCGAGGGCAGCACCGACCTGACGGCGGCCAAGCAGCAGATCATCGAGGCGGTGGAAGCGGCGCTGACCGACTACGACCGTGAGGTGATCGCGGTGGAACAGGAGTTCTATAGCAAGTTCACCAAGGGGTACATCAACGAGACAAGCATGAAGATGCTGGGCTTCAACCGCGCCGAGAACCCGAACTACTACCCGATCGTGAGCGACCCGGACGTGATCGTGAAGGCCATCGAGGGCGTGAAGCGGGATTCGACGATCGAGGGTAAGGGATTCTTAAAAGATCGCCAAAACCGCGCGAGCACACCGATCCTGCTGGAAGGAGCAAGCAAGGTGGCGCTGCGCAGCCTAGAGGACGTGGCGGCCTACTCCGGTCTGGCTGCGCCCATCCGCGACGCACAGAAGATACTGAACAGCCGCACCGAGGACGGCATTACTTTAAAAGCAGCCATCAAGGAAAAGTACGGCGACAAGGCCATGGAATACATTGACAACCTGCTGAGCGATCTGCAATACAAGCCGACGAGCCGGCAGAACGTGTTGAGCAAGGGAATCAAGGCCGCGACGGGCCGGGCAGTGAGTTCGGTATTGAATGCCAATCCGAGCGTGGCGCTGGCGCAGGTGGCGAGCTTGCCAACGGCTATGGCGGAGCTGGGCGGCGGCGCGACGCTGGCAAGCACGGGGCAGTTTGTGCGGGATCTGAACCCGCTTTCGGATCAGCGGGAGATCATCGAGCAGGAGATGCGCGAGCACGGCAGCACGATGCTGTACACCCGTACAGCGGATAGCGCGCGGTACACCCTGAGCACCATGAACAAAATCGAGGGGCCTCTGGCCAAAGCGCAGCGAAACCATACTTGGGTGGCGACGGTGACCGGATCGAACTGGATCGGCACGATGGACAAGCTGACCGTTATGAGCCTGTGGACCGGTGCAAAGACCTACGTGAAGAACCACGCAGGCGAGTTTGGCTCCGGCGCAGAGGTGGTGGGCAGCGACGAATATTGGGACGCGGTAAACGTGAAGTTTGCACAGACGGTGGAGCGCACGCAGCCGAACTATACCGTGATGCAGCAGCCGGCCATTTCGCGCGACCCAGACCGCATGACCAAAGCCCTGATTCAGTACACGACGCAGCGCTTTCAGAACTTCGGCATCCTGGCTGACGCAATCGGCGACTGTGTGGCGCAGTATGACCACGGCAGCAAGGAGAGCAGAGAGCGCGCGGGGAAGAAACTGGGCAGAGCCGTGGCGAGCCAGGCGTTACAAATCGCGATGTTCTCAGTGGTCAAGGTCGGCTTCGACTTTGCGCTACACCGGGTGGACGATGAGCGAGACGAGAACGGTGATCTCTCGTGGGAAAAGACATTGATCAAGTACGGCAAGCTGTGCTTCTCGACCCTGCTGGGCGGGAGCCTGGGCGGCAGCGAGGTGTTCACGATGCTGGACAACTTCGTGAACGGCACGGATTACGACGTGGTGAGCGTGTCGGCGCTGGGTACGATCAACGACTTCATAGCGGCCGGAACGAGCTATGTGAAGCTGTTGGGCAAGAGCACGTCGGACATGAGCGAGGCGGAGCTGGAAACCTACCACGACCAGCTGGCCAGCAAGCTGCAAAAGCTGCTGCGCATGGGCGGCGCGGCTGTGGTGGGCCTGCCGGTGGACAACTACTACAAGATCTATTCGAGCGCGCGTACCTTTGTGCAGGACACGGTGGCGGGCGACCCGCTGCTGACCTACAAGACCAGCGGCACGATCACAGCTTCGACCCAGTACGACCGAGCATATAACGCGATCTTTAACACAGAGAGCGGCGAGGTGGACGCAGAGGAAATGCAGGGCGCGCTGGGCAAGCTGAACGAACTGCAGCAACAGGCCATTGAAAAAGTGGAGGCGCGCACGGACATCAGCGACGCAGCCAAGCGCCAGAAGGTGGCGGCCCTGCAGGCGGACGATGCGGTGGAAAGTGACATTCTGGCACAGATCAAAACTCGCATGACCAAGGCCGGATACAACGAGAACGTGAAGAAGACCATTGACGATGCGGCCAACGCGCTGCTGGACGGCGATTCGGATAAAGCCATGGAGCTGGTACAACCGATCAAGGACAAACTGTACACGGCGCTGGGCATTGATCCGTCGGCCAACGCGGACGCCAAGCGGCGCGAGGCCGTGGCCGATACGGTGAACGGCGCGGTGAACAGCGTGCGCGACACGTTGCTGAAGGATGGCGCTTCGAGCGTATACACGACCATGCTGGACACGCTGGAGAACGAGGGCACCGCGGCGGCGCAGAAGGAAATCGACAAGCTGGTGACTGCGGGCAAAACCGACAGTGCGATCAAGAACGCGCTGTCCGGCGCGTATAAGCAGGAGTACATCGACGGCACCGACGCGGAACGAGAGGAGATCATCGATCTGCTGACCGAGCTGCAGAACAGCCAAGGCAAGGCGTACTATACCGTGAAGGAAATTCGGAAGTGGGGAAAGTAAGAGCGCAGCAGAGCCGCGAATGAAAACCTCTCCGCCTCCTACGGAGGCACCTCCCCTTGCCAGGGGAGGCTTTAGGCGTGTCCATTATGGACACAAACGCAAAAAGACCCCGGCGGGCGCGAACCTGCCGGGGTTTTGCTGTGCATGACCATTTTGTCGAGGCCGACAAAATGGTATGAGGCGGAGGTAAAGAGCATTTTCGTGGTGGCACGAAAATGATGTTTTGAAAATGAGTAGGCTTTTTAAAACGCTGGTACGTTGATAAAATAAAGGAAAGGGAGGGAGCAAAATGCAAATCGAGGTGAAGATCACCGCAGCAGTGCACGGCGGTACAGACTGGATGCCGAGCGTGCGACGGCTGCATCTTGGCGGCAAGAACGCCGCCCAGGTGGACAGCATCCGGTTTATTTTGCCGGAAGAATGGGACGGAAAGAATGTACGACTGATCGTGCAGTGGAAGGATGGCTCTCTGCCGGTGCCGGTACTGCTGGGCGAGGATGGCGTGGTGCAGGTCGACCGAACCTTCACTGGCAGCACGAGCGGGAAGTGGATGCTGGCGGTGATGAACGACGCTGGCTATTCGGCGAGAAGCAAGCCCTGCAGCTATGACTGCTACGACGTGCTGGACGAGAACGGCGACGAGGAAGAGGAGCTGACACCGAGCCAGTACGAGCAATTTGTGGCGGCATGTTTGCAATACTTTTCCGGCGCACAAGCTGCACAGCAGGTAGCAACAGAGCAAGCCGAAGCAGCAGCGGGCAGCGCCAAAGCAGCAGAACAAAGCAAACAGGATGCGGCCGGCGAGGCAGCGACTGCGACCGAACAGGCGAAGATCGCAACCACCAAGGCAATCGCGGCTGCATCCAGCCAGGCCGCGGCCTCCACCAGCGAAGCCAATGCCGCCGAGAGCGAGCGGGTGAGTAAGGAGTATTTGGATCTGGTCAAGACGATTACCGTCGGCGCGCAAGGGTACTACGCCGATGAAGCCGCTCTGGAAAAGGCCGTGCCGATCGGTGCTGACGGCTGGTGGGCTGTGTGCGGGGATACCGACACCATCTGGGTGTGGGACTCCGACACTGCCGCATGGAAGAACACACTGCAAAAGGTAGACCTCTCCGACTACGACACGCGCGAACAGACAAAGGCCAAAATCGATGCCGTGACCAGTAAGCGGTACACGATCACGGTGCCCGCGAGCGGGTGGGTAGGCAGTGTCACTGGCAAAACCTACGATGTGCCGGATGGCGAGACTACGATCAGCACGCTGGCCGATTTGGAGAGCTGGCTTGCCAGCCCCACCAAGACCGCGACCATCGGCGACGGCGCCGCGGCGGTGGAGATCGAGCTGGGTGCCGACACTTACACGCTGCCAAGCGGCACTACCTTAATCGTGATGTCCGGCAGCACGCTGACCATCTCCGAGGGCTCCACACTGACCGTTTCGGACGGCAGCACCTTGACCGTGGAAAAGGGCGCAACACTGATCCTTGCGGGCAGCCTGGACGGCGCAGGTACACTGGACAACCACGGCACCCTCAAGCTGCGAGCCGACGCGACGCAAATTATCAGCGATGTATCCGTCTATGACCACTACACCAACACCGTCACCGTGGAGGGCATCACGGCCGACACCCAGCTGGACTGCATCCGGCTGGCGGAAGAGTATGTGGACAATGCGGACGCGGTGGCGGCCTATCAGACTTGGAGTTACCTCGATACGGCAGACGGCGCAGTGATTTTTTACAGCACGACGCAGCCCGGTGCTGATTTTGCCGTGACAGCTTTGGAGGTGAGATGATGGCGACTGCAAGCAACATGATGCAGCAGGTGCTGCAGGCGATGATGCCGGTGGGGTATGTGTTCGAGTGGGCGCCGGTGGACGGCAACGCGCTCGACCTGAGCACAGCGGACAAAGTCCGCGCGTACTTCGGCTTTGGTACGTGGGAGGCGGTGAGCACATTTCTGTTGGGCGCAAGCGACGATCACCCGGCCGGTGATACAGGCGGTGAAGAGACGCACACGCTGACGGTGGAGGAGATCCCCGCACTGAGGCTTTGCAACTCTGATCAGGGGTACTTCTGGAAATCGAAAAATGGCGTCGTACAATCGTCGACTACATCCGGCTGGTATAGAGGTCTTGGCAGCTGGGATAATGGCGACGACAACGTGAGAACAGAAGGCGGCGACCAGCCCCACAACAACATGCCGCCGTACACATCGGTTTACATCTGGAAGCGCACCGCGTGAAAGGAGCTATATAAAATGACGAATCACCTTATTATTTGCCCCCCCGACTGAGGATTTAGCCTTTGTGCAGTTTGCCGAGGGGGTGAGCGTATGAAAACGCTGAACCCATCGAACCCGGCGAGCAGCGGCGGTTACTCACAGGCGCAGGTGGACGCGCTGCTGGCGGAGGTAAAACCGAAATTTGACCTGTTGTGGGAGAATCCCAGCCCGACAGATAATTTTGCTGCACAGACCGTAACGGTAGACCTGAGCAAGTACAATCTGTGCGCGATCCAATTTTCTGCTGACAACTCCTATTCAAGAGCGGGCGCGGTGGCAATTGGTTTGATTCCGAGCAAAGTGGTTATGACGTGCGGCTCGCAAAAAACAACAATAAACACTATGATGCGACGTACAGCTACTATTAGCACTGATTCGATAAAGTTTGACTCGGGGTATTACTGGAATTCTAGTGAGTCGTTCAAATCCGCTACAGATTGCTGCGTGCCTCAAAAAATCTACGGCATCAAATTTTAATTTCAGAAAGGACGTGAACGTATGAATAGAGAAATCACCTTTACTCCTGCACAGCTCGTTGCGTGGGTGCTGGCCGTTTGTGCGGGCATCGCCTGCATCGCCACGGCCGTCAACTGGACCCTCAAAGCCTGGCACGCGGCGCGCGCGCCCGATGTGCGGCAGAACGACCGGCTGAAAAAGCTGGAGGGTCTCTGCGATCAGTATGATAGCAGACAGGAAGCGACCGACAAGCGGATCAACGCGCTGGAGGAAGGCAACCGCGTGACGCAGGAAGCCATCCTTGCGCTGCTGACGCACAGCCTGGACGGTAACGAAATGGAGTCCATGCGGACCGCAAAGCAGAAGCTGCAGGAATATCTGATCCAAAGATAAGAAAGGACAGGCTATATGAATACAGAGATCGTAAATGAGATCGTGATTCTGCTGGTCAAGATCGTGGCGCTTGGCTGCACGTTGGCATTTACTAGCGTGGGCTACCCCTGGCTGAAAAACCAGAGCTTCTTTTGGGTGATCAAGCGTGCGGTGCAGGCAGCGGAAAAGCTGGGCGCCAGCGGCGCGATCGCGAAGGAAAAGAAGAAGGACTGGGTGATCAGCACTCTGGAAAGCTGGGGCTATGATGTAGACGACAGCACCAAGGTGATGATCGAGGCCGCTGTGACCGAGCTGGACACGGCCGGCAGCACGATTGCAAAGCAGATCACAAGCGACGATGCATAAGCGGAGGCATGTGCGATGGCAAGCCTTATCACATTTACGCGGGGCGACCGGACACCGATCACCCAGAACTTTACGCGGAGCGAGTTTGCATGCCGCTGCGGCTGCAACGCACAGATGATCGACGCGGAGCTGGTGGCGAAGCTGCAACAGCTGCGGGACAAGCTGGGCGTGCCGCTGCAGATATCAAGCGGGTATCGCTGCACGGCACACAACAAGGCCGTGGGCGGCGCGGCTGCATCGAAACATTTATATGGGATCGCCGCGGACTGGCGCACCGCGGATGGCAGCATCAATCCGGTGGCGCTGGGGATCCTGGCGTCTGAGGTCTTTCCGGCCGTGGGCATCTACTGGCATGATGATGCGGCCTTCGTGCACACCGACACGCGCAGCGGCCGCGTGACTTGGCTGTGCACGGCCGGCACGACCTACCACTACACCAGCGGGTATGCGTTCATTATGCCGACGGTGCGCAAGGGCTGCACCAGACCGGCGGAGCGCGACGCGGTGAAAATGCTTCAGCGGCTGCTGGGTCTGACGGTGGACGGCACCTTCGGCGCAAAGACCGCGGCAGCCGTGAAGGACGCGCAGGAAGCGCACGGCCTGACGATGGACGGCGTGTGCGGGCCGGAAAGCTGGCGGGCGATCAGCGGAGCGGGGAAGTATCTCCAGAATTTTTGATTTTGCTATTGACATGCTGCACCGTATCGATTATAACGATGAATAGTATGCATGGGTTTTTCATGGATTATAGGCTGGAAATTATAAGCGAGAGCAGCAATAAAAGCAGAATTTCGTATTTTCTTCGTATGATGCGGAAGAAATGCTGAATAACAGCCGATCTTAATGGGGTTCAAATCCCCTCCCTCGCACCATGAGAAAAACCCGCATGAATGGCTGATTTTCCAGTATTCATGCGGGTTTTTAAGTTGACAACGACGGACAACGGCAGACAATGACGGACAAAAAACGTCGTAATTTTCTCGTACTTTTTCAAATTTTTTCGTACTTTTTTCGTACAAAAAAGCGCCGGAACGGTCATAAGTATGACTACCGGCGCTTTTTTGACTGATTTTTTAAAATCGAGCAACATATATTTGGAGTCGCTTCAAATGAGGCAATATTTGTTTGCTTCCGCACTAAGGGTCAAGAAATTTCTTGATTATTGAAATAGAGATTCAGCTGCGCGGTGGAGGCTTGGATCATGCGTTGCCGGATGTGCTGATAGACGCGCTTGGTGGTAATGATGTCGGCGTGGCCGAGAAGCACCTGCGCGACCTGTTCCGGCACGCCAGCTTCAAAGAGGGCCGTGGCGTAGAGGTGGCGGAACTGATGGGCGGTGACGTTCGGCTTCCAGACCGTTCGCTGCACAACGCGCACGGGGCGCAAGGTGGTGGCTGGGATCGTAACAGTGCGAGTTTTGGCTATGGCGAGGCCGAGCGTACGGCAGTAGGCTGTCCAACGGCAGCTGTACTGGCTTTGCGTGAGCGGCTTGTCGGTGCCGCTGAGCACAAAGTCGGTGGCACTGTGTTGGCGAGAGATAGGGTAGAGGACCCTGCGCAGCTCGTCCAGGATCGGCACGGCACGGTGGCCGGCCTTGCTTTTCGTGTCTTCTTCATAGGGCCGGTTGCCATCCCACGGGCGGGCATCGTCGATCATGATCAGACCTTCGTCCCAACGGAAATCGCGCCAGCGCAGCGCATTGGCTTCGCCGATGCGAATGCCGGTACACTTGAACAGCACCGCCCACCATCCGCAGCCTTCCGGGTGCGCGTTGATCACTTTGGTGTCGGCATCTGAAGGCGGCAGGCGCTGGCCGCGTTCTAGGCCGACCGGCAGCTTTGCCAGATTGACAGGATTGCCTGTGCCGTGCAGGCGGCTGCACCAATAGGTGAACACACAACTGAGCACGCTGCGCGCGTTGGTAATACTGTGCAGCGAATAGCCTTGCGTTTTAAGACGCTCCATCCAGATGTGCACGGCCTGTGCGTCGATCGTATTCATGGCTCGACCGTCGAACTCAGCATGCAAATGCTTGAGATTTTTTATGTAGGCATTCTGTGTGCCGCGGCGGATCTGGCTTTCCGGGCCGGTGATGTAAGCCTCATAGGCATCGGCAACTTCTTCAAACAGCAGACCCTCTTTGGCCTTGCGCTGTGCCTCGACGGCTTTGGTTCGGGCCGCGGCCTGTGTTTTGCCGTAGTAGCTTTTGCCGCCAGACTTGATCTCATAGTAACCATTCCTGCGCTTCTTAGACATCTATATACCTCCCAACTTGAAAAGCAATAGACAAACAGAAAGCCCTCGGAGATTTGCAGCTCCGGGGGCTTTTGCTTTGCCAGTATGAAATGGATCCGTGTTCCACTACCAATATACCACGTTCGGCGGGAACATGCAGATGAGACGCATACCCGGAGAGAGGCAGAAGTATTTGATTTTAATTTACCCTATCTTGGTGGAAATGGAATTATTTTCTTTGCTCGTATCCCCAGTATATTGCTGGTACTCATAATGCAGCGAGTTGCGGATGCGGCTTTGCGCATCGGGCGGAATGGCGCGGTATTGCTGGAGAAGAACGGATTCATCTGGTGCAAGCGATGATGGTAATGCGGCAGTGGATGAAGGAAGAACACCTGTATTTAGATATTCTAGGGAAACGCCCAAGCCGTGCGATAGCTTGAATGCAACATCAAGGGCAACATTTTTTTGTTGCCGTACAAGTGCGCTTCGCAAGGTTCCATCAGATAAGCCTGTAAGCCTTGCAATTTCAGGGATGGATAGATCACGGTTATTCATGATTTGCTGTAAAACCTTATAAAATTCCATGATGAACCTCCGACTGAAGGATGTTTGTACTGATTATATCCCGAAAAATCATGCAATGCAAGATTATTTCAAGAAAATACTTGACATATCACGCATTGCATGATAAATTTAAAGCAAATATCACGCATTGCGTGAAAGGAGGCAAGCTACTATGCACAAAGCAAAAATTGAGTTCGAAAATCTCCGTGTGGAAATGGCACGTGCAAACATCGGAGTGAAGGAAATCGCAGAAACAATTGGCACAAATCGAGACACTGCCAGCAGAAAACTTTCACGAAAATCGCCGATTCAGTTGGCGGAGGCTTTTGCAATTCGGGATAAATACTTTCCGGAACTGACTCTTTCATATCTGTTCAGAGAAATTTCCGGAGAATATATAGCGGTAACGCGAATCGGAAATTCTTTGCATCAGACTGCGTCTTGAAAAGGAACATCCTATAAAGAAAACCCCGGCTGGTATGGCCGGGGCGGGGCTTGCTTATACAAGCGCAAAACCATAGTGCAAAAATAGGACGACCAAAAGGACGGCAAACACGAGGATGACGAGCACCAGGTCGAGCACATATCTTGAAGCGAGCGTAAGGGAGGAAAGCCAATCCTCAAGTTTGGAGTAAAAAGGAATGAGGACAAGGCCTGCTGAAAAGAACACAGCAAACAGAATACCTAATTTGGTATGGCCTTCCAAAAACAACAAAGGAATTAAGCACATATTCAAAAGAATACTGTACAACCAAAGTGTAAAGAAGCCTTTCAAAAGCTGAAGGAGAAAGTGAGGCTTTTGTGGTGTGAGGCTGCGGAGCTTCTGGTTGAGAAGTTGGTTTTCATCCTGCATCTGTTGGATCTTAGATTCCAGATCGCTGGTGTGAGCGGTCAGATCATCGCAGGCGCGATTCGCAACATCGTATCTCCAACTGGATTCTATATATTGGTCGTACCAGTATGTCGCATCATGCCCTTCAACGAGCGCAAGGCTCTTTGAAGGAAGGGAAGATGGAGCGCTTGGCGGCTCGGAATCAGGGGTCGTTTCTTTGCCTTGGGTGTAGAGCAGATAATTTTTAGCAGCATCTTCCTTAAAGTAGGAAGCATCATCTTTCGCTACCTGGTACATGTTCCACCAGTATTCTGCATCGTAGCCTTTATAGAGGACGGCGGTGCCTGGCTGCTGGGCGAGCTTCGCGCGGAGGTCTTCGACTTCGGTGCGCAGATCGGAGATCTTCGCCTGATAGAGAGCGTAGTTCTGATCGTATGCCTTCCGGGAATCAGCGTAGCGGGTATACCAATAGGCCGCATCATGACCATCGTAGGGCGGAGACAGAAGGAGAGCTTGCTTTTGCAGCGCAATATATTGCTCATACCAATACTTTGCGCCGTGACCATTGAAGGAAGAACTGGAGGACATGAAATATCACCTCGGCCCAACTATAGCACAATCGGAAAAACCATGCAATAAAATATCGAAAATACGTAAAATTTAAAACGCCCCGGCGGGTGAGGCCGGGGCGAGGGTTCAGCTTATTTGTAGATATCTCCGCGGTTGCCCGCTTCGGTCACGCGCACCGTGATGATCGCATCCTGCACCGTGTAGATGATGCGATAGGTGCCGACCCGCAGCCGATTGTAGCCGGGGCGCCCCGCAAGCGGTTTGATGTCGCCTTCCTGCGGCAGCTTTCGGATCGCCTGCAGGATGCGCTCCTGCGCTTTCGACGGCTGCTTTGCGATGAACTTCAAAGCGGGCTTGTCGATCTGGATCCGGTAGGTCATAAACTGACCCCCAGTTCCTTGCAGGCGTCCTCAAAGGAGAGAACGTGATCTTTGTCGGGGTCTGCTTCGTACCGGTCGACCAGTTCCTCGCAGAAGCGATCGTCCTCGGCTTCGTCGGCGGTCAGCCCTTCCAGATAGGCGACCACATAGCCGAGCTTATACTCCGGCACGCTGGCCAGAAGCTGAGTGCATTTTTCTCGTTGACTCATTGTAAACACCTCCGCTAAAAGTATCAGCCCGAAGCACCGAGCGTTTCGCGCAGGGATTGCTCAACGAGGCTGTTTAAGGACTGCTGATGCGAGAGCGCATAGACTGCGCAGCGCTTGTGCAGCTCCGGTGAGATGCGGACATTGAAAGAACCCTTGTAGGCCTGCTCCGGCTCGGTGCCCTCTGCGGCGCAGAGCGCGAGGTAATCGTCTACGGCGGCATGGAAGTCTGCCAGCAGTTCTTTGGCCGTGCTGCCCTCGTACGAGATGAGCGCGCGGACGCCGCAGACCTTGCCGAAGAACACTTCATCCTCTTCGGAAAACTCAACGCTGCCGATA